GGGTGACGGTGGTGCCTTCGTTGCTTTTTTAGGCGGGCTCACGGTCGCTCGGAACCCGGAGTCAGGCGCCGCTGCTGTTTCACGAATGAATGTTTCGAGACATTCCTCACCGGAAGAATCCGCGGCGGATGATTCGATTTCTCTCGAGAGATGGAATGTAATATTAAGTTTGGTGAAGATTCCAGAGACTGTATAAACCATGGTTGCCGTAGATGCTTCAATCTCTTTGTAATTCTCATAGATGAGACGCAGAGCAGGAGTTTGACAACGCCCTGCCGAGAGATTTGTATGTGCGACATAGGTCCATAGAACAGGAGATATTTTATACCCGACCACGAGGTCAAGCACCTGACGCGCTTGTTGAGCCAATACCAGCGACATATCGATGGTGCGGGGCGCGGCGACAGCTGCCTTTAGCGCAGGTTCTGTGATTTCATGAAATACGATGCGTTTGGTGGTTTCTACCGAGAGATGGAAGACTTGACAGAGATGCCATGCGATAGCTTCGCCTTCACGGTCGTCGTCAGTGGCGAGGATGACCTCGGCGGCGTCGGCGATGGCTGTGCGGAGTTTTGTGACTTGGGCGTGCTTTGATGACATGATTGCGAACTTGATGGCGAATTCGTTATCGACGGCGATGGATTTCAAGCCATCGGCAATCTCTCGGATATGTCCGAAACTAGCGAGACACATGTATTTATCCTTGCCGAGGTAGGTCTCGATTTTCTGACACTTTGCGGGGGATTCCACGATGACAAGCGAACGACCTGTCCCATGGGGGCGAGCCGCAGAAGCAGCACAGGCAGGGCGAGTAGCGACGGCGGCAGCAGAAGGCTTGATTTTAAAATTGGGAGGCATGTCAGTTGTGTATATTGTAAATGATATACAACATACACATTCAATTTTATACTTGTTTGTTCAACAGTGGTCACCACCCCGCTTAAACACATCTCTCATATATTATCTAAAGATGTCCATTTCTGTATTTATTCGACTCGGTGTTAGTGCGGGTGTTCCGTTGGAGTTCAATACAATCGACACCATCCAAAAATTATTCGAGAAGCATAGTGTTTTTATCTATGGTATTCGCGACAAACCCGTCGATTATGACGAGCATGACGAATGCTTTGATAAAGGTATCCTAGATGTGCTTATGCGAACGAAGAGCGAAGACGAATTCAAAGCAAAACTTGCTGAGATTGCGGAGTTGAGAAAAGACGAGAATATAACATGTCTGCGTAGAAGAAAAGAATATGTTGCGCATGACGAATACGCAGCATATAAAAACGGTTTTATTATGGACGATGACGATGACGCCGATACCGCTGTGAAATACAACCCATTCGATCTTGGCGAACTATGGTTTGAATTTTTCGACCACTGTTCATCGTTGGACGCTGAATTCGATAGTGACGCAAAATCAAGTTATAATACGATAGGTAGCGCACATAATTTTATGGCACGTATAAAGGAAAGTGTCGAATATTTCAAGGATCTTGGCATTTCCGAAGAGCATATCGATATTACACATTATAATGTGTTGAGTATATAAATAAACATGGATTCCTCATCTGCGTGGTATAAATCTCTCAATCAATCCCCACTCACCCCGCCGAGTTGGGTCTTTCCCATCGCATGGACAATTTTATACGCCCTTATTATTGCCTCTGGTGTGGTTTTTCTCTCCGCAACGCCGACCATTAGCGCGGGCGTTCGTTCCGTGGGCTTCTTCTACTATTGCGCGGCGTGGGTACTAAATCTCTCGTGGTCTCAAATCTTCTTTCGATTCCAGCGCCCGGATTTGAGTTTTGTGGTGATTCTAGGAATGCTCACTTTCATCGCTCTTAATATCCGCGCGTTTTATCCGGTGAGCCGTCTCGCAGCATATTTACTCGTTCCATATTTAGCGTGGGTTTCCTTTGCGACATACTTGAACGGGTATATCGTATTTATGAATCCGGTGCTTCGCCGAGCCGGCCTGCGCAGCCTTGAATTCCGCCCAAGTCAGCTTCTTCTCGGGAATCGCAGGTCGTGAGGTCTTCGCCGCTTTCGCCGCCGTTTTCTTATCCTTCTTTGCCTGCTCTGCGTCTAAATTCTCAGACCGTTTCAGCGCACTATCCACGTAAATACTCTTCAAAATTTTACCAACTTCGAATGATCCTTCATGTTGGTCCAATTTACCATCCTCGATCTTTCGCAAGATTTGTATCATCCGCAATAGAAGTTTTAGGTCGATTTCACCTGATTTCAATTTGTTGAATAAATCTGTATAGAACTTAAAGAGAAAAGCACATCGAGAGACACAAATGGCATCAAATTGTTTGGGGTTGGATTTGGCTAAACGACCATAATCATGTTTTAGTTTAATCATAGTTATTACATCAGTGTAAATCTGCGAACTGTGTTTGACACGACGGATCACCTCGGTATGATCCTCGGTTCCATTTGCGTCGATAAGCTTTTGTAGGTGAATGCGCTGTTCGTCGTCCATGGCGGGTTTGTTGGTGCGGTCGGTGTTGATAATGATAATGTATATATTACGCAGATAGTATTTAGACTTCTTTCAAACGCAAGCTTGCCGCCGATTTTATTCGCATGTATATATATCAAGAGTACGTTTAAAAATATAATGTCACTGAAGGTTCAAGAAGCGCCACAAGCACCAAGTTATGCGGCGGCAAATATTCAAGTTCCGGCGAGTATTGCGACACCGCAAGCAACGATAGAAAATGTGAAGGCACAACAAAGCGAATTGAATTCGGTAAATACACTATCTGGAGGCCGACGTAAGAAACATACCGCAAAACGTGGTAAGAAAAGCCGTGAATATAAACACAGGTCGTTTATTCGCACATATAAAGGGCGACAATATCAGCAATTGCAACAGCAGAAAGGAGGCGCGGGTGAGAGAATTGCGATTCCACAAGTTGGTTCTACATGCACTAGTGGCACTCAGTGTGCTGGCGCACAAAATGCGTCATTTACGGCATTACACAATCAAGCACAATCAAATAGTATCAACGATGCTTATGTTGCCCAAAGTGGCGGCGGCAAACGAAAAACGATTCGCACATCTCATCGTCGTCATCATCGTCATCGTCATCACAACCAGTCACTCTCATCTATGATAGCATACAACATCAAAAAGGTTATGCGTAAGGTCTTCACATAAGATGTGAGAAAAATGTCGAGGATAGCAGCGGCGTAAGCCAACGTATAGATATTATATGCGTGTAATATAACTGAAGACGTGTTATATCTCGTCGGTTATTTCGAAGTCGTATTGAATGAAATCAACAGATGTCATTTTTTCAATCATAATTATTGTTGTTTTTTTAGGTCTATACCTTTCGAATATTTTAGCGATAGGTATGAAAAAAGTGAAGGATAATTGGCCGTTATATCGATGTAGTCCAGCGGTGATGCCGTTTGCCAAATTATTCGGTCATGATGTGGGAGATAACTTCATGCAGTGTATTCAGACAACCCAAAGCAGTTATATGGAATATCTTATGTTGCCGTTAAATCACGTGATTTCGTTGGTCGGAAGTGTCGCCACCAAAATCGTGAAAGACACGGAAAATATTCGCGGATTTATTGGAAAGCTCCGTGACAAGATCTTGTTTGTTGTGAAAAACATCTTTGGCGTATTTTCGAATATTATTATTGGATTTCAACGTATTATTATTGCGATGAGAGATTTAGTAAATAAATTGGCAGGTATTTTTGCCACGTTAATGTTTGTGATGTCGAGTGCGCTTATGGTGATGAAGAGCTTATGGGGCGGTATATTTGGACAAATGGTACGTTCTCTTGGCCGAAAATGAACCTCATGATTTATAATCTAGTAACATAATATAACAAATACAATACAATATAATGGCTTACGAACGAGGCTCGATGATGCTTATTCATGCGGCGATGATTGGCGCTGTTATTTATATGACGATGCGATACATTCTTAACCAGTCGGCATTGGTCGCAGAAGATCGTTCCATCGTTATTGCGGCGTTTGTTCTTATTTATATGGTAATGTTTGGTCATGGATTGCCGAATCAATTAAACCGAAATCTATCGTTTTTATCATAACAAAAAGTCTGTAATATACAAACAAAAAGTCTGTAATATACAAACAAAAAGTCTGTAATATACAAACAAAAAGTCTGTAATATACAAACAAAAAGTCTGTAATATACAAATATATCTAAAATATATCTGTATATACGATAAAGTGATGGCAGAGACTGCCATAACCATCATATTCAATAAATTAAATAGTTATCTAATTGATTTAGGAATCGTATCACGTGTTGTAAGTGATAAGGCTTTAGGTAAAGTTATAAATACGACTCGTGATTCAATCTTATCGTCATTACAAGATTATGCGAAACAGGGGACTTCTGAAGCCGCTGAAAAACTTGAAAAAATAAAAAAACAGCCGTTGTTTGAAAGATTGAATTATTTATATGGAGATAAAACATTCTCTCAGCGTTATGGTATTGATATCATTAAGGTATGTGTCATTATTTTTATTTTCATGTCGGCAGTGACATATTTCCAAATACAGAATAAATTACTTGATGTAAAACGTGACTGGCCTGAATACCGATGTCGTCCAGATGTTATGCCATTTGCTGGTTGGATCAACGCACCAGAAGGTGTAAGCCCGATGGACTATACGAAACAGAATTTTATGGAGTGTAGCACAAATAGTACTAAAAGCGTTTTTGACAGACCGATGAGTATGGTGTATGTCATATTCAACGTCATCATGGGAATATTCAAAAACATTTTACAAGTGATCGAGAGATTTCGATTGTTGTTCAACCGAATAAGAGAGACGCTCAAAACCATATTTTTAGCCGTATTTAACCGAATACAAAATGTGATTATTCCAGTTCAAAATATGCTTATTAAGATGGTCGATTATTTTGAAAAAATAAAAGGTATTCTCGCAACATATTTATTGACATTCGTTGGAGCATTATGGTCATTTTACTCTTTAATCGGGTCGATTTATGAGCTTGTTATTATTATTTTAGTCATTATGATTATTGTCATTATTGTTCTTTGGTATATTCCATTTGTTGGTTGGGCTCTTGCTATTGCCGCAATTGCGGTTTTTTTGACGATTGCGATTCCGTTAATTATGTTAGGTATTGTTTCTCGACAAATCACGCGTCAAAGAACAAGTCGTATACCTTCGCCTGATGATTAATTAGTTTAGGAAGATTATAATCTATTTATTTATTATAATTGTATATTATTCATAAAATGAACTACAAACTGGTATTACTCGTGATTGTCGCTCTTTTTATTGGGGCAAATTTGATGTGTAGTTGTTGCCGATATCCGGTGTTTGACTACCTAATGGGACGCGGCGGTTCTATTTTTGAAGGTGCTGAGAACCGTGACGCGGGAACTCCCGGTTCTGATACATCGGTTCAGTCGGCATCAAAAGACGCACAAGATATTATTAAGAAGAAACAGCCAGTTCCGGATATTATTGCTGCGACTGCCGCAACTGTTGAACAAGCGAAAAAGGATGGAATTACCGGAAATAAAGAAGGATTTATTCCAGACTTATTTAAGACCGGAATGGATGTTGCGTCCAGAATCACAGAAGGTATGGGACCTTCTCCTCGTGAAGAAGCGATTCAAGTGAAAGGTTCGGGTGCCGGCAAGGAAGGGCTTGCTCTTATGGGATCTGACTTGAATGAAGTTCAAAACGGCGACGTCGCATGTATGTGGGTTACCAAAGCAAATACCTATGCGTCCGAGTTCGGATATGGAGTTATCAATAATACCGGAAGCGCATATACTGCCGATGAGCCTCTTAAGAATGGTGAGTTAGTGCTTTTTGCGAAGAACAAGTTTAAGCCGGAATGCTGCCCTGCACCATATTCATCAAGCACAGGATGCGTTTGTATGACACCTGAACAAATCAAATACTTGAATACTCGTGGTGGCAACCGCACATCGGATTCAGGGGTTTAATACGACTCTGTGAATACATGTATTTTTCATATTGGTTCGTATGGACGATCAATATGAAAAAAATTGAAATGTTTTTTAACCTTCTCTCAGGCCACAGCGATAGCAAAGCAAAGCAAGAGACATAATGAGCAGAAAAATGACGACGACTGTGAGAAGACCGACCGCAACCGCAGGGAATACATTTATGAACTACGTGAAAGGTGCGAAAGATCTGAAGGAATATATCGACTGGATTTCTAAGTTGGTGGTTGATGTTTCACATGAACTTCAACGTGACCTGAAAGAAGAAAAGGCGACTGTTCAAAGGGTTCAGTTGTGCCGAGGAGGACCTGACTTTTCAGCGGAAATGTGCGCAATCGCACATCGTGACCTTGTCAGTCAGATGACAGAGCTCCCACAATCAAGTAAGTATCTTAAAACGACTGGAATTATGCTGTCAAGCATCCAACAGTTGGAAAACATTCGAAAAATGCTTGTCACCAACAAGCAGCAGAAAAAAACCGCGATTCGAAGAATTCGAAAAATCATCAACATGGAACGTCGTAGGTCCGCAGCAGCAGAAGCGGCAGCGAGACAGATTGATCAAGATCATGATGATGGCGGTGACTGCCTACTAACCACCGGCGAAAATGATGACGACGTCATGATGGTTGAACTTGAGCTTCGCTCTGCCAAAGATAGCGAAACTGTCAAAGAAATGTACCAGTTGATCGAAATGATCAAACAAGACCACCGCACGATTTCAAAACGATTGATTGAACATCAAGTTCGCCCGATCATAATTGCGTTGCGAACTCGGCATGTTCTTGCGTTAAAACTTGCCGCAGAAAATACCATTTGCGAAATCATTCATCACGCTGAAAAATGTCGAGGGTTCATGTTACGCTGCCGCTGGCTTGCTCTTGTTGAGTTCTGCGCATCATCGTGGTGGTTTGAAACTCAAAAAGATCCGATGGATCATTCATATTACTATGTTTCTGCGGTAATCGTCGGCGAGGAAGAAGAAAACGAATTCAAGAGATTCAACCCGAAAAAACATTACCCGACAATTCTCGACCAGTTGATGAATGCCGAGATTCGGATTGTTGTTACGGGTGATGACAGTCGAATCAGAGTCGCAGAGTTTGACTTGACGAGCGAACTGTCAGAAACGATTTTCACAGAAGACGCAATCAACGCGTTTGAAAACGCACAAAATGATCTTGTCATCCAACAGTTACAGCGAGTGCGAGAGTATCAAGAAGAGCAGTAATGAAACACACGAAAGCCAAGCCAAACCATGTGGCGTCATGATCATATCAGGTAATCTCAAGTAAGTATTTTTTTTACAGAGGCAAGGATTTCATCACAAATCTCTCCAATAGGCCGAATCAAAACCGGTTCGCGAATAATATCGATGAACTCGTCATTTGTCATATCTTTCATTCGTTGGATAATATCAGCCACTTCCTCTTTTGTTGGTTGTTGGCTCAGGTGGATAAAACGCCGAGGGTTAAAGAATTCTGTTACACGTGACGACCCCCAGTAGATTGGAATAACACCCGCGCGTATGCCATTTACCAGCTTCTCTGTAACATAATACGGCTTGTCGTCATTTTCCATCGTAATCGCGAATTTACCTCTTCTGTAAAAATCAACCATATCGTTTGAGTTGTAACTGCCAGGAACAACAAAACCAACATTATTATCGTGCTTACCTCCAGAAAATACTGGCATCTCTTTTTTTACAGTGTTGTAAAAGTTTAATCGTTCTTTTCCATGATACGCGTTTGATAAAATAATCGAAGCAAAATTCGGCGGGATTTCATCTGGTATTGGTCGGTTAGTGTTTTCAATTTCTTTCATGATACGTATGTTTGTAATAAGAAAAATAACAAAGAAAGGACACGTGACAAAATTCGCGCGTGTTTCTTCAAATCCTAATACGCAGTCATATTTATCAACATCTTGTGTATTCGCATAGTCGGACTCACCCGTATAAAGGATCGTTGCGCGCCATTTTTTGTAATTGAGATAAGAATGATTACCAAATATCGACTCTACTAATACTGTCGCATTATCGGGACGATTGACAACAAGAATTGGTGCTTGATAAGTTTTTTCTAGTAACTGAACGAAAAAAGTACAGTCCATGATATCGGTTTTTTCTGTAAATCCAGGCCAGAACTTGTTGAAAAATACGTGAATTGCGGTTGATGACATGGCGTGGATATGTATAATCTCATAAAAAAATCTTTATTTACTTTTCCACACATTATACACAATTATACACACAATATACACAATCAATCGATGAACAACTAACTACAAATACAAACTCAAATTCATGCGCTTGTCGTCGTTGGCCTGCTTCACCAGCTTATCCACAACCTCGTCCGTAACTGAAAACGGGAACGTAACCTTGAGTGACATCTCCTTCTCGAATAGTGGCGTGTCTGGCTTGATCAGACGATACAAGTTCAACTTGCGATGAACGACTTCCAAACAACGCTTCAAATTGCGAACACCTTGCTCGCCTTCTGTGTAATTTTCCACCATATGTTCGATCACCGAATCCGGAATCACGATATCGCCTTCGCGAAAACCAACCTGTGCGCAAATCTTGGGGATCAGATACTTCTGCGCTATCTGCGTCTTGTCCTTCTTGTTGTAGCCGGTTGTGTTGATTCGGTACATCCTGTCTAGAAGGATTGGATTGACCTTGCTTTCATCGTTGTAGCTGAAGATGAAGAGACATTTGCTCAAATCAAAGTCGATCTCGGCAAAGTAGCGATCATGGAATTGGGAGTTCTGACTCGTGTCGGTAAGGTGTGTCAAGATACCGACGATTTCTTCGCCCTTTGCGGTCTCGCTGATTTTGTCAAGTTCGTCGAAGTAGATGACTGGGTTCATGGAACCGCACTGGATGATGATTTCGACGATCTTACCCCATGTGCTGCCTTCGTAGGTGTAGGAGTGACCTTCCAAGAAGCTGCTGTCGGTTGCTCCACCCAGCGCGATGAATGCGAAGTCGCGACCGAGGATCTTGCTGATACCTTCTTTGACGAGTGAAGTCTTTCCGGTTCCCATCGGACCTTTGATTGCGATAGCACTACCCATCGCACCTGGGTTGGAAATCCATTGACCGACCATCTGCATAATCTGGAGCTTCGCGTCGTTGAGTCCATACACAGCGGTGTCGAGTGTTGTCTTCGACGCTTCCATGAACTCGCTACAACGCGCCAGTCCGTCTTCAATCGTAAGCGGCAGGTTCTTGGTTTTGTTGAATGGAATCTTCATGAAGGTATCCACCCAGTTCTTCACCTTGTAATACTCACCGCACCCCGGCTCCATGTGACGCAGCGAATTGATTTTTCGCATGGCGATGGCCTTGAATTGGACCGGAATGTCTGTTTCCAAAAGGGAAAGTCGGTATGGTTTTTGAATGATACTTACCGCGTGGATTTGTTTCAGGTCGGCGATGACTTTCTGCTGCTGCTCGGGTGTCATGTGGCGGCGGAAATAGCGAAGGTCATTCGTAGAATTCTTCTTCCTGAGAAGCGTTTTGAATTCTTTGACGTTCAACTTGTCGCGCTTCTTCTCGTCGTTGCGGAGTTGCTGTTCGATGTCTTTTTGCTTTTGCTTCATTTCTTCGAGCTGCTTCTTCATGAACTTGTTGGCCGCAAGTGAAGCGTTGGCCGACATCGTAGTTGTCAGCGACTGAATCGTCTCTTTGATTTCAGCGAGCTTCTTCTTGTTTTTCTCGCAACGTTGCTCCATCTCCTTTTGATGCTTCTTGTGTCTTGCGATTTCAGCTTCGCTGCTTCCGTCGCTGCTGTCGCTGTCATAGTCGTCGTCGTCATCGTCGCTGTCGTCATCGTCGTCTTCGTCGTCTTCGCTGTCGTAGTCGCTATCATCTTCGTCGTATTCGCTCTCGTCGTCGCTGTCATCTTCGTCGTCTTCGCCGTCGTCTTCATCCTGTGAATCTGCGTCTTCGTTGTCGCTGTCGCTGTTTTCGATGGTTTCATCTTCGTGCTCGCTCTCGTCGGTGTAATCATTCTCATCTTCTTCTTCATCGTCGTTGTCGTCTTCCCGGCGGCGGTTGTTGCGACGGCGGCTGCTGGTGCTGCTCTTTTTTTTGTCTTTTTTGCCAACAATCGCAGCAGCAATCACCGATGACGCAAGAGCTTCTGCGATTTTTCCAACAACCATGTTGGCCGCATCTGTTTTGGTTTTCTTTGTAATTTTTTTTCCATTTTTGCCGGTAATACGACGCTCGTGCTGCTGCTGCTGAACCGAAACAGACGACGCCGAACTCTCACCTTCTGAGTCAGAACCCGACCCGGTGTCAGATTCAGGAAATCCTTTGTTGTCTTCATCATCACGGTGCTTCTTATATGTAGGCTTTCCACCGCCAATCAGACGAAGGACTGTGCCACTATTCTTCTTGTTCTTCTTGATAGTAAAAGGTGACATTCGTTATTGTTCTTGTAGTTGTGCTCGATCGCTGACGTTCATGATGGATGATGAAAACCATTTCAATTTTTTTGGATGAGATCGAAATTGGATTTATCATTCAAAAAATCGATGTTCAACAAAATTGAAAACAATCTAAATATTATAGTAGGTATATAAGAAGACCAAACACCAACGGTTTCAAAGCAATGGCGTCATCAACAACAAATATTCCTGTTTCGAAAATCATCGGCATTCAATTTAGTATTATGTCGCCGGAAGAAATCCTGAAGGGATCTGTTGCCGAGATTACCAATCGTGAGACATATGTGAATAACAAGCCTGTGATTGGTGGATTATTTGATCCGAGGATGGGACCAATTGATCCTGGTGTGATTTGCCCGACAGACGGGTTAGATTATATGAAATGCCCGGGTTACTTTGGACATATCAAACTGGCTCGCCCTGTGTTTTACTATCAATATCTAGGAACGATCGTGAAGATCTTGCGTTGCGTTTGTATCAAATGTAGTGCGCTTCGAATCAGCAAAAGTGCCAACAAACAGTTTCTGTCGTTGCCTGCTGATGAAAGGTGGTCTCAGGTGTTTCGTATCGCCAGCAAGATTAAGAGGTGTGGTGAAGACACGGAGACCGGATGCGGCTGCCTTCAGCCAACTCGGATTACGATGAAAGCCGGACTCGGTAAAATATACGCAGAATGGGACAACGTGAAAGGAATTTTAGAAGAGACGACGCAAGCCAGTATTGCGGGGAGTGCCGCGGAAGCGGATAAGGACGGTTCGCTGTCGATGAAACTGACTCCCGAAATCGTCATCAAAATCTTTCGCAGAATCAGCGATGAAGATGTAGAATTTATGGGATTTAGTCCTGTATTTTCGCGTCCGGATTGGATGGTATGTCAAGTGCTTGCGATTCCACCCCCCGCTGTCAGGCCGTCGGTGAAGATGGATGGTTCACAAAGGAGTGAAGACGACATTACACATATCATCGTGAATATTATCAAGGCAAATACGACACTTCAAGACAAGATCAACGAGAATGCCCCTGCGAATGTGATCGACGGTTGGCATATGATGCTCCAGTATTATGTCGCAACACAAGTGAATAATAATATACCGGGATGCGCACCTGTAGCCCAGCGGTCAGGTCGCCCCTTGAAATCGATTCAAGAACGCTTGAATGGCAAGACTGGTCGTGTTCGTGGAAATTTAATGGGAAAACGTGTGGATTTTTCGGCGCGTTCTGTCATCACACCCGATCCGAACTTGTCGATTCGCGAACTAGGTGTCCCGTTGAAGATCGCAAAGAATATCACGAAACCGGTTGTTGTAAATGATCGCAATAAGAAATTCTTGCTTCGGTTGGTTCGTGCAGGTCCGGATGAGTATCCTGGCGCAAAGATTCTGGAGCGGAAGACCGGCGAATCCATTTCGCTGCGTTATGCCGACCGTGCAAACATTATGCTGAACAACGGCGACATCGTTCATCGTCATATGATGGATGGCGACGCGATTTTGTTCAACCGTCAGCCGACACTTCATAGGATGAGCATGATGTGTCATATTGCGCGGGTGATGTATCAGGGTGATACGTTTCGTATGAATGTGGGTTGTACTAAACCTTATAATGCGGATTTCGATAAACATCTCTGTCGGAAACAGGAGGCGTGAAAAGCGTGTTACCTCCTAGTCAAAAGTTGTTAAAGTTAGTTACATATATTATATTAGTAATGACGTGCCATAATACAAACATACAATTATCAAATGAAATTTTACGTGATTCATCAAAAAGATATTGTGAGATTTACAAGATACAAAACAAAACCACAAATAAGGTTTATGTAGGCCAAGCAGTATCTCATATATTGAACCATAACAAATATCGACCATACGGTCATATTGGGCGGTTTAAAACTCATATATCTGAAGCATTTTCAAACAAAAAACATCAATCGCATTATTTGAATAATGCTATTCGTAAATATGGTAAGGACGATTTTACGGTAGTTATTTTAGAATATTGCGATCTTGAAAATGCAAACGAAAGAGAGAAGTATCACATAATTTCAAACAATAGCATATTTCCGTATGGATACAACCTGAAAATTGGAGGACAATCTGATTTTACACATTCAGAAGAAAGTAGAAAAAGAGTGTCCAACGGGTTGATTAATCATTACAGAGATACAAAATATATTCGTTTTAAAGATATTCAATTGTCTTCATTCAAAGAGAATGTAGATGATATGATAAAACCTTTGAAACGGTATAACATTCAGTATGGATGGTATGTGTATATTAATAAAATAAAAAGTGATTTTGGCGGGGTTCATATAACTTTGGAAGAAAGTAAGAATATGGCCGTTGAATTCATATATTGCTTAAAAAAACAACTTTTGGCGAAACACCTTGTTGCTGGAAACCCCTTAGAGCCTTTACTACCACTCTCGGACGGAAACGTCTGCGAGGAACTCGTTTAATTGACGAACCCAACGGTAATAATGTAAAGGATTGGGCAATCAGCAGTGTTACTTCCTACGGTCGAATGGCAGACTAT